ATGAAGATTATAAATTTGTATAATAAATACGTAGATGAGGAAGAGAAGCACTTTATGATCATCCGTATTAATAACGATATTTATGTGTTTTCCTCTGAAACTAAGCTTGGTCAAGAATAGGGGTTATTTACTATTTGTATTTAATAGACTAAGTAAACAGGTGTATTTAAATGATGTAGTTACGTAACAGAGAAACACAAAAATAGAGAATGAGAAATTTGTTATAATGCCGAATGCATGGATGCATGAGACCATCATGAAAATAATTTTTACTACTATTTGTTACTAAAAGTTAAGGTCAAAATATATGCGCAATATTCAACAAGTTTTAGAGTGTTGGGGCGGTTGGGTTGATGATGCCACTGGTATTAATTGGCCACCGATCGCTGCTGGATTTAAAGGTCTGATTGCGTCAACTCGTTCATTACGTCCTTCCTGCTGTGATAACGATGGCTTGATCATTGATGCTTGTATCGCAAAGTTGCAGACGGTAGGTAAATCTGAAGAAATTGAAGTTTTATTTATGTACTACGCTTTAAGGCTTTCCAAACGGTCCATCGCGCGTTTAATTAAAGTACCTGATATTGAAGTACGTTCCCGGTTGCAAAAGGGAGAAAGTTTTGTCCAGGGATGTTTGGCTATGCTTGATATTAAGTTAGAAATGGATGATGAAATACAAAAACACAAAAAGCTTGCGCGTACGCAAAAAGCTATGGTAGTGTACTAATCAGTTAAAGTTGCGAATAAGCCCCGATAGAAATGAGCTATAGAAATAAACTATAGAAATATCGGGGCTTTTTTCATTCCGATATTGCAGGTAATGGGGGAAATTAGGATTTAAGCCATCAAATTCAATTTAAAAAATTCCTGTTATCCAATGAACTCTATTTATACCCTATGGATTTCAAGATGCATCGCGGCGGCAAGGGAGCGAATCCCCGGGAGCATAGCAAACTATGTGACCGGGGTGAGTGAGTGCAGCCAACAAAGAGGCAACTTGAAAGATGACGGGTATAGTACGAGTGAACTTTAAGTATCTTCTATTGTACTCTGATAAATAAGTGAAAATTTAAATCATTATTGTCGAAGGCCGCACTGTGTTGCGGCCTTTTTCGTATTTGCCGTCGCGAATCGCTTACACATATTTTTTACCTTTTTCGCGGTCGGTATCCCTATTAAATCAATCATAACTCGGTGTTGAAAACTAAGAACTAGTCCTCAATGCAGGGCTTGGTTTACCCATGGCACAGGGTGAGTTATTGCTGTTTGATGGAGGTATTTTTGATGAGCAACGGTAGTGATAAAGCGGGTTGGTTAACACCTACCACGCCTGGGCCTGAGTACGATGATGAGCTGGAAAATATATTAAGTCGTTGGCTAGGAGGTGTTTCTGGTTTGCCTGACGATAACGTGCGTTCTCGATGGACATCAGCACACCTGCCCCAGTTACCGGTAGATGATGACAGGTGTGATTTTGACATTACGGATTTTATTTCGGATGCCTCGCCTGCTTTTGAGAACCAGACTGATGAAGGAACCAAATTATGGCGTCATGAGGAAATTGTGTGCTTGATTTCCTTTTATGGCCCGAACAGCCAGCGGTACGGTGCCCGTTTTCGTGATGGCGTGGCGGTCAGTCAGAACAATGACGAATTAGAACGTTTCGGTCTTTCAGTCGACAAACTCAGCTGGCTGACTTCGTTACCGGAACTTATCAATAACCAGAGGGTGCGTCGTTATGACATGACGATCACCTTGCGGCGAAAAGTGGTGCGTGAATACGGTGTTAAATCACTGGTGGAAGCGCCTGTCAAATTCTTAGGAGATTAAATTATGCAGGGTTTACCTGTTTCAAACATTATCAATGTCACGTTGAATATGGCTCCTCATGCGGCTCAATCCCGGAACTTTGGGGCGTTACTGATCATCGGTGCAAGTAACGTGATCAACCCTCATGAACGTTTACGCCGGTATTCGGATATCGATGGTGTCGGTGCTGATTTTGGGCTGAGTTCACCAGAGTATCAGGCCGCGGCGCTTTATTATTCCCAGTCACCCCGTCCGGTTGATTTATATATTGGTCGGTGGGCTAAGGACAATGTGGTCTCCTCTTTACAAGGGGCGGTATTGACTAAACAGCAGCAAATGATGAGCAAATTTATTGCTGTCACCGATGGCTCTTTTAAATTGACGATTAACGGTAAAGAAACGGTATACAGCGGCGTCGATTTGAGTAAAGAGGCCAATCTTAATGGTGTGGCCCAACGGATAGCAGATAAGTTAAAAGATTGTTCAGTCGCATATGATAGTTCTTCTTCGCGTTTCGCTATTATGCCGAATTCTGTCGATGCGGTTGGCTATGTTTCACCGGCAACGACGGGAACTTATATTGGTGATTTATTAAAGCTGGACGAAATATCGGGAGCTACCGCTATCGAATCTACCAAAGCAGAAACCATTGCTGAGGCGGTGGCGGCACTGGGATCGGTATCCAGTGGCTGGTATGGGTTGGTTATCGCTGATGACTCTCTGACGGATAAAGATATTCTCTCTGTTGCTGATTACATTGAATCCGCATCTGTTCCCCGCATCTATGGACATACAGCGCAAAAAGCGGATGTCTTGGATGCTGATGTTAAAACTGATATCGGCTCAAAATTAAAAGAGAGAAACTATCAACGCACACTTTGGCAATATTCAACCGGTAAATCCTACACGGTTGCTTCGCTGTTGGGCCGTATGTTTACCGTCAATTTCAACGGCAATAACACCACTATCACCTTGAAATTTAAACAAGAGCCCGCGGTAACCGCAGAAAACCTCACCGCAACGCAAGCCAATGTGTTGAAAAGGATGAATGGCAACGTTTTTGTTAAATACAGCAATGATACGGCCATTATTCAGGAAGGTGTCATGGTGAATGGGGATTTCATTGATGAGCGCCACGGTCTGGATTGGTTGCAGAACTACGTTCAGAACAATCTTTATAACCTGCTTTACACCAGTACCAGCAAGATCCCACAGACTGATGAAGGTGTCACACGATTAATCACCAATGTTGAACAGTCACTGGCGCAAGCGGCGACAAATGGATTAATCGCTCATGGTGTATGGGGTGGCGATCCGATTGGTGCGTTGGATACGGGCGCAACATTAACCAAAGGTTACTACGTTTACGCACCGCCAATTGCGACACAGGCACAGGCTGATAGAGAAGCACGAAAAGCACCGGTTATTCAGTGTGCAATCAAATTAGCCGGTGCTGTCCACTACGCTGATGTCATCATTAATGTAAACAGATAAGGGTTGAAAATGGCTACATATTCTTTTCTTGATGTTTCCGCTTCTATTACCGGAGTTGGCGGCTCTTTTGATCTTGGTAACGGTGCCGCGCTCTCTGATGAGGGAATTACCGTCACCATGTCGGAGAGTAAAAACACCATGACCACCGGTGCAGACGGAGAAGTCATGCATTCATTGCATGCAACCAAGTCTGGAACTATCACCGTTAATTTACTTAAGACGAGCCCGGTAAACGCTAAATTGAACGCGATGCTCAGCACACAATCGCTTTCATCAGCGGCATGGGGTAATAACGTGATTGTTATTCGCAATAAACAAAGTAATGACATTGCTGTTGCTCGCTCTGTCGCCTTTCAGAAACAACCGGATTTGCAGAATAACAAAGCAGGCGGTACCGTTTCTTGGGTATTTGATTGCGGAAAAATCGACATCATGTTAGGCACATTCTAACCAGCTTACTTCACAACCATTTAAATCACCTTTAAATTTGCCGCAGCATTTGTCTCTATTTTTACGTCGGACTTATGCTGCGGTAGTTTGAGCGAGCTTGAGGATAAGTGATCATGGAATTTGAAATTGATGGCAAAAAATATCGCAGTGGTAAATTGAACGCTTTTCAGCAACAAGATTTAGCGGTGGCTTTGGCTCCGGCTATTCCGGCACTTGGACCGCTGATGAAAAAGATGGTGACAGCTAAAAATGATGATGGAGTAACGGGTTTTGAAGAAGTGCTCCCTTATTTGGTGGAATCCATCAATGCATTAGGAAAATCCAACCGACATGAAATTAATGATATTTGCTTATCAGTGGTTTCTCGTGAACAGAATGGTATCTGGAACCGGATTTATGAACCTGATGGACAGGTATTGATGTTCGATGACATCAACGGCTTCGAACTGTTGAAAATTGTCGGATTTATTATTCGAGACGCATTGGGAAATTTTTTTCCCGCCCCATTAGAGAGTGCAGTGTAATCTCAGGACAAGCCAATTTAAATTTTGAAACCCTCCCGAAAGGGCGTGATTATCTGTTACGCCCGGTCATTGCGGGCATGTGCCGTTATGAATCATTGAAAAACAGCGTTCTTGATCTAGCTGATATTGCATTGATGAATGATGCCCTTGATGTTAAATCGGAAAATGAGGCCATGATAGAGAGGTGGCGAAATGAGCAATGACGTTGAAACAACTAAAGATTTCCTGATATCGCTGAGGTTTGATGTTGATGAAGTGGAACAGCGTAAATTTATGGCTGTTATCACCGAAGTCACGTCTGGCATTCTCAAAATGAGGGCGGAAATTGAAAACGCAACATTAGTTGTGGCCAGTTTTATCACCCAAATAGCTGACGGATTGGATAAGTTATACGGTAAGTTGCAAGAAACAGACGCAGTGGTTGAAAAAATTAAATCTATCAATGAGGAAAGCGTCCGTCGAGCGGTGGGAGGTGTAGAGAGATTTCTGCCGAGCATTAATGTTCAATCCCATGATACAAATGGTCGCCATTTTAATACTGCCTCCTTGGTCGCATCGATGGATGAGCAGTTATTAAAAGCAACAACGGATTGTGCTAATCAAAATACCAGCATACTTGATAGTGATGACATATTTAATGCTATTGAGGAATTAGTTAAATGGTTAGACAAAGGAGAAATTTCTGCGAAAGGTTTATTGGCGACATTGAATGAATTATGGAAATTTACAGGAAGAAAAATTGTCCTGGGTGTATTATTTGATTTTAATAGTCGGTTAAATGCCTTACAGGAAGAAGCAAAGAAAAATCACGAAACAGTGGCTGAAACATTATCACGGCGGAAAAGAGAGTATGACAAAAATAAAAAACCACTTATAACATATGATCAACTCGATAATTGGATGTCAACACATGGGATTTATATTGCTTCTGACTTGACTCCATTTTTCAGTAAAGATAAATATGAAAAATACCAAGAACAAATTGATGGTAAGAAAACGATAATCCACAAAGAATACAGCCAAAAAGTTGCTGATATTTCCAGTAAAGTATCAGAACGATCAAGTAAAACGAAAAAGAAGCGAAAGAATAGGCAATTAAATAAAGATCATCTTAAGGATGACATTGTTGAACATCACGATGTGCCTAAGGAATTAAATATTCCAGTTAATCAACCAACGAATATTTTTAATAGTGAGCTTACAGCAGCAAAGCTAAAAAAATTAAAATCTTCGCGAGGAGTACGGAATAACAATCCATTAAATATGAACTTTGCACATCAGACCGGGGCAGTACTTGAAGATAATCCAAAACCCAGATTTGCTCAGTATCCAGATGCATTCAGTGGATTAAAAGGTACAGCTCATCAGTTGATGCGTTATTTTCGTGGTAAAACTACAGGAACAAAGCTACAGACTATTGCGAGTATTGTCCCGACATGGGCACCAAAGAAAGATCATAATAAAACCAAACAGTACATTACCAATGTGTCTAAAATGATGGGAGTTTCTAAGGATACGTTCCTTGATCTCACTGATCCTGATGTGATGCAACGGCTGATTGATAGCATGATGATAGAGGAAAGTGGTGGTAATCCCTATTCACCAGAATTTATCAGGAAGGCGATTATGGCAGAGCTACAGCCAGCGAATAAAGCGCCAAAGCAGGCTGGACATTTAAATCATGTAGCTCATTATTTGCAGAATATTTCCATTGATCACCGAATGATCAATGGTGCGGTGACCAATATCAACAGTATGATGAATCATCAGGAATTGACTCCTGCTTTATTACATCGTGCGCCAATATCTGCCAGCAATAATATGCCGGGAATAGGAGAAGTAAATTATCATATTGAAGTCAACGGTGTTGAATCTCCTAGAGAAGCGGCAAGATTGACCGGAGAAACGGTAGAACGCACTCACAGTATGCTCCTTCGAAATATGCAAACACAGGTGAGATAACAATGGATATATTATCAGTCATGTTTTCTCAGCAAAAGAGAAAAATAGGTGTTATTGTACCGAGTGTCGTTATTTCAGAAACCCATACCGATGTATCGAATATCACCGATCATCCGGTCCAGCAGGGGGTGACATTCAGTGATCATGCTTATGACAGCCCATCGGAAGTAAGAATGGATTTAGGTTTTGCCGGTGGAGGTTCGCTGCTTGATGTTATTGATACGACAAAAGTATTTGATATTTCTACCGGGCTGAGCCTTGGAACCAGTCCGCGTGATATATATCAACAGTTACTTGACCTGAGGGCATCACATAAACCGTTTGATGTCGTAACGGGAAAGCGATTATATAAAAATATGTTGATTAAAGATATCAGTGTCACAACAGATAGAACCAGTGAAAATGTTTTATCGGTGGCTTTAAACCTGCGTGAAATTGTTATTGTTGAAACATCACCGAATAAGGCCGCGCCGGCGGAAAATATGAAAAATCCTGAAGATACAGCACCTGTCATTAATATGGGAGCTAAAGTCACGGTGAAGCCATCAATGCCAAAAATTATTCTTGATTTTATTATAGAGCGAGGTAAGAAATGGCTAGGGTTGTAGAAATTCCTTTATCACCGCAAAATCAGCAATTCGACATTCAGCTCAATGGCATTAACTATAAAATGAGATTAATGTGGCGTGATATCGCGGGTTGGATTTTGGATATTATGACGCCGGACAGTGAATTTATCGTTACAGGTTTGCCGTTGGTTTTTGGGGTTGACTTACTGGAACAATATCGCCATCTTGGTTTTAACGGCTCATTAATTTTTTATGGTGATATAAATCAGGAGAAACCTTTCAGGAATAATCTTGGTAAAGAGGACAGGTTATACTTTGTAATAAGTTAACTTGATGGGGGTAAGGGAAAGATATTTTTAATAATTTATTACATACGCCGCTTAATTGCGGTTCTTTTATTTCTATTAATTAGGTGAATTATGTCAAAACAATGGATAAGAGAATGCCACCTTATCGTTGTAGACAAAGATGGCGAAAAAGTAAATTTATCAGACCTGAAAATCACATTTAACATTAGCAGAACGGAATCTTCCAATCCTGCTAGCGGTATTTTTACTCTATATAACCTCAATAACGAAACCAGTAATAAATTACGTAAAAATGAATTTAAAAAAATTAAATTTGTGGCGGGTTACAAGGAGAACTCAGGACAAATATTCTCAGGCCAAATTCAGTACACGTATGTAAAAAGAGACAACGCAACGGATACTTGTGTTGTGATTCATGCAGCGGACGGGGATGAAGCACACAATTACGCGACTGTGAATACCACCATTGCGGCTGGATATTCGCAAGCAGATTTAGATCATTTGCTAATGCGTGATATTGCCAAATATGGCATTACCGCCGGTCTACGCCCTGAATTCAGTAAATCAGCATCACCCAGGGGAAAAGTACTTTTTGGCATGCACCGCAATGAAGTTTCTAATTTGGCAAAACAATGTGATGCTAATTGGCGCTATGAAGATAACAAACTACATATTGTACCCAAAAATAAATACTTAACTGAAGCCATTGTCCTGACTTCAAAGACAGGTCTTATTGGTATGCCTGAACAAACTATTGGTTCAGGTATTAACGTTACATGCTTAATTAACCCGAATATCCGCCCCGGGACATTAATCCGACTGGATAACCGCTCAATCAAACCAGTTGATCCGGCGACTAAACAAGCTGCTCAATCTGGCGATCATAAGGATGCAAAAGCACAACCGGCAACGTTGGACGCTGATGGTGATTACATTGTCTTCAATGTGGAGTACTCCGGCGATACCCGCGAAACGGAGTGGTACATGACAATAATGTGTATCGCCAAGAGCGATCATACTTTGCTGAATCAATCAACTCGCAATAAGGATAAGGCAGAGAGCGAATGATAAATACTGACGAACGACTCAATAGACCCGAAGCGGTCTTTTTTGCTATGCAAGAAGTCATTAGCGCCGGATTGTATGTCTCCTTGCCTTGCATTATTCAATCATTTAATGCTGATGCGGTAACCATCACCGCGCAACCGGCCATCAGATGGAAAATCAGGCAAAGAGACGGGGAACTGGAATCGGTATCCTTGCCACTATTAGTGGATGTGCCGGTTATATTCCCAAGGGGAGGTGGCGTGACGTTAACCTTCCCGGTAAGAGCCGGTGATGAATGCTTAGTCGTATTTGCTGATCGTTGCATCGATTATTGGTGGCAATCTGGCGGTGTACAAGAGCCGGTGGACCCCAGGCAGCATAACCTGTCCGATGGATTTGCGCTTATTGGCCCGCAATCTCAGCAACAAAAAATAGCGAATATCAGCACTCACACCGCGCAACTGAGAAGTGATGATGGCGCGGCGTATATTGAACTTGATCCCAGCAGCCATAACGTCACGATTATCACACCGGCAAAACTTATCGCGACAGCCAATGGCGGTACTGAAATCACTTCACCTGACATCATCCTAAACGGCAACGTCACCATTAACGGCAACTTATCACAGGGCATGGGCGTTGGTGGTGGCACCGCAACCCTGCAAGGCCCGGTCACGGTGAGTCATGATGTGACAGCGGCAGGGATTAGCCTTAAAAACCATGTACATAGTGGTGTGCAATCAGGTGGCGGTAAGACGGGGAAACCTCAATGAGATACAGAAGAGAAATTGACAACGACTATGTATTTGGGCGTGGAGAGGCGGGTTTTCTTATCAACTCACCGGAAGCCGTCGCACAAGCGGTGAAAACGCGCCTGATGTTGCACAGTGGCGAATGGTTTCTTGATAACCGAGAGGGGACAGATTACGACGACGTGTTGGGTAAAGGCACATCGAGTTTTTATGACCTGATTATTAGACAGCGAATACTGCAAACGCCGGGTGTAGAGAACATTACCCAATACCGTAGTGAAAGAAACCCGGAAACAAGAAAAATCACCATTACAGCCACGATAGACACGATTTATGGACAGACAGGAGTAACTGCTGATGTATGAAAGTATTATCAACACCATGTTACCTGCTATTGATAAAAACGGGATCAATGCTCCTGATTATCAAACCATCTTGAATAGCTGGAAGACGATATTCAGGGATATTTATGGGGACGATATTTACATTGAATCTGACAGTAAAGACGGTGTTTTTTTATCGCTGATAGCCTACGTTATTCACGGTTGTAACAACGCAACCATTGCTTCCTATAACTCATTTAGCCCGACAACGGCGGTGGGCGAAGGGCTTTCCCGTAATGTCAAAATCAACGGCATCACCAGAAAAAGCGCCAGCAACTCAACAGTGGATATTTTGGTTACTGGTCGAGCAGGCACGGTTATCCGCAACGCTTCTGTCCGGGATGATGCGGGCAACGCTTGGTCACTACCGGATGAAGTGATTATAGATACACACGGGCAGGCTATTGTGACCGCGCTTTGTCAAAAATCGGGTGCGATTGGCGCATTGCCCCACACGGTTAACCAAATTGCTACGCCAACATTGGGCTGGCAAACCGTGACAAACCCGGTTGCGGCGACACTTGGTCGGGGAATTGAAACCGATGTAGAACTGCGAATACGGCAAGCGGTTTCCGTTGCGCTGCCTTCGAGAACCATTATAGATGGACTGATGGGGGCCATTGCCAACCTGCATGGAGTTTCACGTTACCGGGGATATGACAACGACTCGGACAAAACGGATGAGAATGGCATACCTGCCCACAGCATATCGCTTGTCATTGATGGTGGAGACTCGAAAGAGATTGCCCGGACTATCCTGGTGAAGAAAACGCCGGGCATACCGACATTTGGCACCACCTCTGAAACGATTACCGATGATTATGGCAATAAAAAAACGATAAACTTCTATCGCCCTACACTGGTGCCAATTTACGTTGAAATACACATAAAACCCTTTATCGGATATACATCAGATATTGGCAATAATATTCGTAATGAAATATCTAACTATATAAAATCCCTTTATATTGGAGATGGAGTATATGTGACTCGTTTATTTGTACCGGCAAACTTATGCAATAAAAACGGTGGACAGACATATGAAGTATTATCTGTGATAGTGGGAAAATCAGCATCAACGACAGGAACGGCGAACATAGACATAGCATTTAATGAAGCGCCGACGTGCTCACCTGAAAATATTAAAATAGTAACGGTGCTTGAATGAACAGATATATGAAACTAATTCCTGCATATCACATGGAAGGTAAAAAATATGTCAGGATGCTTGAAGCTGTGACTGATATTTTCAACCAGAATGCGCTGACAACAGATTTACTGATTAGCCGTTTTGACCTTGATAAAGCGGTGGGCAAACAGCTTGACATTATTGGAGAATGGGTAGGAAGAAATCGAATGATCCAAACTCCAATTGAATCCTATTACTTCTCCTTTGATATTACTGACTTAGGATTTGATAGTGGTCAATGGAAAGGGCGGTTTGACAGTGATAAAAGTTATATCAAACTGGATGATGATAATTATCGGGTTGTCATTAAAGCTAAAATAGGCGCAAATAACTGGGATGGAACGGCTGAGTCATTTAATAACATCCTGAGTTTTATTCATTCAAATAATGGCCTATCGGTATCTTTTGAAGATAACTTGGATATGTCATTCACAGTAACGATTAAAGGAAAATCAATCAGTACAATTACTAAAGAAATCATCCATCAGGGTTATCTCTCGCTTAAACCTATGGGGATAACGGTTAATTACCATATAGTGGAGGGTTAGAAATGGCTAAAAATGATTTTAAAGCATTTGCCATTGGTGAAAACGCGAATACTTTGTCACAAGAAGAATATGAAAGTTCAGATTTTATTGGGGAGGGTTTTAAATCGGGAATAGCGAGGAGTGAGCGCTTAAATAAAGTTTGGCGCCAATCTTCGGTTATAGCCGCGGTGATAGGGAAATATATTGCGGAAAAAACCGGGGAAGACGTTATGGATGATGGAGACCTGGAGAAACTCGTAGCGCAATTGGATTTAGCATTAAAACATAAAATTACTACGGAAATCCCTGCTGCTTCACTGACGCAGAAAGGCATATCGCAACTCAACAGCGCGACAAATTCTGACAGAGAAGATCAAGCGGCGACACCGAAGTCGGTCCACGATGTTAGAAAAATCGCTGAGAGCAAATTGAGTGGTGTTTCTGATGCCTCATTGACTCAGAAGGGGATTGTACAACTGAGTAATGCAACAAATAGCACAAATGAAACCTTAGCGGCGACGCCAAAGGCAATTAAAGAAGCATATGATTTTGCAAATACAGCAAACGTAGCAGCTAAAAATGCTCATGATGAAGCAAACAGGGCTACAGATAATGCTAATAGCAGATTGGCAAAAAACCAAAATGGAGCAGATATCCCTAATAAAAGTGAGTTTATAAAAAACCTTGGTTTAACAGAAACGGTAGAATTGGCGAAAAGTGCCGTGCCGAATAGCCGGAAAGTTAATGGCAAGGTGTTGAGTGGGGATGTCAGTTTGAATGCCGGGGATGTGGGGGCTTTTCCAGATGTTCGCGGTGGTCTGAGCGATAATGGCAGATTCTCGGACATGCGCGAAACGGGTATCTATCTTGTAACTATCGCTAATCCTAATTCTGTAACTGACTTACCCGTTTATAATGGCGGTAAAATTTACGCGTATGGATTTCTTTCTGTATTTAAGAGTAATGATCAGAGAATTCATCAAACATATTATTCTCATCACGGAGATATTGCGACACGACAAACTTGGGATGGGCCGGAGCAATACCTGCCTTGGACTATTCAATATAGCACAACAAATCCGGCGCTCCCCGTCGGCGTCCCGCTTCCGTATCCGCATCGTTATACACCCCAAGGCTACCTCACTTGCAACGGTCAGACATTTGATAAATCTTTATATCCGAAGCTAGCGGAAGCCTATCCTGCCGGTAGAGTGCCCGATTTAAGAGGCGAATTTATTCGAGGATGGGATGATAGTCGGGGAGTCGATCCGGGGCGTGTGTGTGGTACGTGGCAGGGGGATGCAATTCAAAATATTACTGGCGGTTTCGCAGTAAGATTGATGGACGGCTATTCACAGCTCGAAAGTTTATCGGGTGCCTTTAATGCGACACGAAATTCAAGCAGTGGGTTATATGCAAGTTATCCCTCCGGCAAACGGGGTGCCGATGACGTTACATTCGACGCATCACACGTCGCACGTACAGCAAACGAAACCCGCCCGCGCAACGTCGCATTTAATTACATAGTGAGAGCAGCATAATGACTGAACAGAAATACTCTTTAGAACATGAAACAGCAATCTTAGGTAAAGATGGTTTGGCAATTCAGGCAGGCTGGATAAAGGTTTATCACTCGAATCAAATCACGCGAGAATTCACAAATTCTGATATCGAATATGTCATGCTCGGTGTCAGTTTGTCAGCCGGCGCTTATCCTGATGCGCCAGAGCTACCTAAATCTCATGATGAGGCTGTTTGTCGCAGTGTAGACAGTAAATGCTGGGAAATCCTGCCTGACTATCGTGGAAAAATCGCTTACGACACATTGACTCGTACGGCTATTGAAATTACGGAAATCGGTGAGCTGCCCGACACGCTCACATTCAAGAAACCGCCCACCGACTTTGACAAATGGGATGGCAAAAAGTGGGTAGTTGATAAAGACTTACTCAAGTCTCATCAAATCAATGAAGCAAAACAACAGCAGGCAGCACTGTTACAACAAGCAAATGAAACAATCTCATTGCTACAAGACTCTGTTGACTTAGAAGTCGCTACAGACTCAGAGAAAGAAGCTCTACTCGAATGGAGAAAATACAGAGTATTGCTTACTCGTGTAGATGTGAATCAAGCGCCGGATGTGCCGTGGCCGGAAGTGCCAAAGTAATGATGGGGCCAAACGGCCCTTACTGCTATTTTAAGGGTTCTTCTGGGTGATATGGATAAAAAGATTTCTGACTTCGATTGTTATCGGGCTGCATAAGCAGCCCTTATTGTTGTCATTCTGGGATAATCCTTTAGGTAATTAATTAGGAGTGCAGTTCATTCTGAGAGGGATTATTTAATTGGTTCCGAGTGAAATCTACGACCTCGCCTAACAGAGCATTTTTTTCAACAAGAGCTTCATGAGGTATTTTACCTTTCAAGCTACCATGCGGCCAGTGATAATTGTAAAACGCCTCCCATTCAGCCAATCTAGTTTCTAAAGCTACGTCTCTTTTAATCGCTCAGTAATAGGTAAAACTTTTCCTTAGTACCAAATGAAAACTTATTTATAATTCAACTAGTTAGATATGATTATTGAGTTCCGGATAATTGGATAGTGCAGTTCGAAATAATTTATAAAAACAATTTATAACGTATTATAATTATGTTAACTTAAATATTAAAGATGATATTATTTAAAGTTTAAAACTTAGGAGGTAGCTTAACAATGAAAAAGATTATCGTTAACGGTGTTTCTAACCAAAAATTCATAAACAACTATGCTTATGATTTTGAAGAGATAATTAATCAAAAAATCAATCCTGATTCTATTCCGGATAGATTTTATCGTAAAGGTAAAGCTTGCTGGGTTTTTCAAACTTTAATTAATCTCAAATATTACTACGGTAATTATCTTGATATTACATTAACTAATCAAGTCCGTGCTGATGCAGTTAATATATTACACTACGATGATTTTAGCTTTAGAACTAAGCCGTGGATAGGATGCACTATTGTTTGTCAAGCTGATCGTCCCCCTGTTTATGGAGCTGATTATACCGTTGTACAAAATCCACTACAAACAGAACCTAGAAAAATCTTTTTACCACACTGGCCACAACCAAACTTAAAATGCAGATCTAAAGATAGCAATGAAATAAAAACTATTGGTTTTTTTGGACATGTTGATGCTTTACCTGATTTTTTTACAGATAAAAATCTTATAAGCGAGTTAAATAAAAGAGGTATAGCACTTAGAATATCAACAGATGACTGGACTAATTATAGTGACATCGATATAGCTATAAGTTTTAGGAAAGAATGTAGCCCTGACCTTATGAGAAAGCCGGCTAGCAAACTTATCAATGCGTGGAGTGCTGGTTGCCCTTTAATTTGTGATAATGAACCTTCTATGAGAGCTATACGAATAAGTGAATTAGATTATTTAATTGCCAAGACACCAGAGCAATTCATAGAGGCAGTGGATCAACTACGAAACCGACCAGATTTATATACATCAATGGTATCTAATGGAAAAAAAAGATTTGAACAATATGGTAGAGAGTCCACAGTAAAAAAATGGTTTTCTTTAATAGAAAAAATTCACAATATAAATGACACTCAAAGAGTAAAAACATTTTCCCGTTTCATTGCGTTTGCTCTTTATAAAGTAGGATTTCACTAAATCTTGCTAGTTTCGTATTGGTTTCCTCCTTGTTTTAAAATGACAAAGAGGAATTAAACCATCAATTAACTCATGCAGAACGATACCAACCCATTAACATTACATAGGCGTTAGCTACATTTATCACTGAACCACTACCTGTGTTTCTTGTTGTCCCAGTTACTAAGTGGCTATGGGCACCAATCGCTACAATGTGGTTATGATTGCCTGCTGAGTTAGTATCTGGATTTTGGAAAGTATAACTCCCGCCTGAGGTTGTAGATACTTTTGGACGTATATCTCCGGGCCTTCCCATACCATTTACAGTATGGTAATGGTTTCCTGCTGTGTTTGTTGTCTTTGTCCCATAATCAAATGAACTAGTTGTTGCACTAAATGAATGGTTATGTACAGGTAACTGCGTTGCTGAGAGCGTAACACTATCAGAACCGCCAGAACTCAGTACGTTTGAGCCACTCGTACTAGCTAAACGAATTGTTTTATTTTCACCAATATATTTCCATGTAGTACCTGGAAACAGTGTATTTGGGTTTTTATTTTGTGCAAACCAAACTACGATTCCGACAGGATAAATGGTGTTGATATTAGCTGCACTTTTCGCCAAATTGACGGTTTCTGTTAAACCAGGCTTTCTGTAGTTCATTAACTGACAGCAATCTTTGTCAAAGCAGCTTTTAAAGGCATTAAATGGGACTCAATATGGTAAAAATTGGGCAGATCTGAGTACCAATAAATAACCAAAATAATGATTGAGAAAGAAATATATTAACTATGATGGAATTACGAACAATAATTGGGTGGAAAACATACAGAAAAATTAGCATCACTTTGCGTTTTAACGCAAGTTCATTTGAGATAAATAAATTTACTTTGTGTGTATGCGTGCATATGCTTATGCCAGGTTGGGAGGATATGAAATCAACCAACCTGATAAAAGAGCTGATTGCTGTTGGACGCGAACTTAGAAGGAGTTATCAATAACCGGAAAGACATTTCCAGTTCCGCATCCCAAAAAAGATCTGCCTATCGGTATTGTCAAATCTATAAAGAAAATGGCGAGAGTTTAATCCCCGACGACTTTGGAGGTCATCATGTTTTTTTCAGTAGGTGTTGAGTTGCCGAAAGATGAAAACACCGCGTATGGTCTAGCTATTCCTGCGCTGTGTACCGAAGATTATGGCTGTTTTTCTGCTGCTGATAATAAAGAAGACATTGCGATAATGGCACGTGAAGCTATCTTGTTAACGGTTGAAGATATGGTTGCAAACAGTAGAGCCATTGAACAAATTAAGGACCTTGGCTATCTGGTTTATGCAAAAAATACAGAATATCAATATGTTGATAGTTGGTTTGTTATTGATGTTGATTTATCTGAATTTTCCGGAAAGCAACAGCGTATTAATATCTCATTACCCGATACGCTCATTCAGCGTATTGATAATCGCGTCAAAGAAAGTCCGACACAATATCGAAATAGAAGTCACTTTTTAGCTAAAGCAGCAAGACATGAACTTAGGTAACACTATGGTGCATGGGTGTGCCATAGTTTAAAAAGCATTCAATTGATACTATGTTTGTGAATCCTTTACACTGCCGTATGAACGCAAAACCCGAATGATAGGTGCCGCACCTTCTTTGTTGGTCATAAAGCAACCAAAATAACGACTTATTTGGAGAAAAATACATTCATCTTGAAAAAACCATGAACAAGCTTTAGATGATAAATTAACGAGTTTACATAGTGCTCTTTTACTCGCATTATGAGATGTATTACACTTTCAGTTTTAGAGTTATCTATCATGATCATGCAACTAAGGAAGCCGATAGTTTACTGAAATTTACTAAAGTAAAGTATCAGGAGGAAAACTCGTAAATATTGCGGGAACCAAATATAAAACCCTTTAATTTGCATGAAGCCCCCGCAAACCATTAGATCACTCATTAATACACATAAATCAAATAGATATTAATTAAAATCCTTTAATAAAATACATTAAAAAGCATCCTGTAATTACACCAAAAGTAAAATACTTTATTTTCCTTCTATTTTCGCGTTTCCTCTGTCTTATCTCTTCATCTGTTTTTATATGATCATCCCAACCGATATGCCTAACTGCGCTTTTATCTAAAATAACTGCATATTTATCTATTTCTGCATACTTCTTTGATAGTGTCATCTCTGTATCACCTGCTAGATTATAGGGCATGAATAATTCATAATCTGATTTTCTTCTAAGCCCTGGATTAAAACTGAATCCCCTCCATCTGAAATCATTGCTTTCCAGAGTAGAAAAGCAAACACCTTCTAATTCTCTAAAATTACTAGGGTAATGGAATGGATAATGAAGCATCACATCCTCTTTTAAATCTCTGAGCCAGACTTGGAGTATGTTTTTATCAGACTTCAAAGCAACAAAAGAATCCTCAATAAATCTATCTCTATAGAAAAGCCAATCGTCTTCACAATGGAAGATATAGTCAGTTTTTACTTTACTATATGCCAGATCAATTGACTTAATTTGCCCTAGTTTAGGATTGTTTAAAATAATTTCACAGTATGGTAGCCAGTGCTCAGGTATGACAGAATGAATAGACTTATCTCCAGAATCCTCCGTTACAACAACCTCTTTTATAGGATAAGAATTATACTTATCAAACGACTCAATAGTTTGCTTTAATAAATCAAACCGGCCACAACTTGTAATGACCAGGGTAACATCACTTGAATCAGAAAATAACATAATATTTACTCATTGACTTTTATAAAATTCACTATTACTTGGTATGATAACAAACAAAATACTACTTTCATAGTGTCAGAACGATAACTTAATTTTAAGTATTTTTTAGTAAAAGATCATATATTAAACCTGAACTTATCAATATCCTCAATATAATAT